TATGTTACCATGCTGGGCTACGGCATGCCCAATATCCTGCTGTTAGTTTGTCGTTCTTGTCGTCGCAATTATGCCTATCTCGAAAAGCCTTGCGACGTTTGGGGTCGTCGGGATGATTCGGCATGTCGGCATCGCCGTACCGGATGAGCTTTTCTTTGTCACCGACTTTGGCCTTCACTATGTAATCGTGCTCCCCGTCATTAGCGCGGCGAGGCTTGTTGGCCGGCATTCTCTCTTTCAAGTCTTTGACGCTAGCCATTGCCGTTGTCCTTTTGGGTCAAGGGCCAAGCCCGGTATGTTGTCCCGTAAATGCTGCTGCGCTTTTGGACTCGGATGGTGTTTTCTCTGCCGGACCAAGTGCTGGAAATTTGTTTTTCGAACTTGGCAAGGACTTGCTCTTCTTCGGCACTGTTGAGGCCCAGCTGTCGGGAGAGTTCTGCTACCGAAAATTGTATCAAAAAGTTCGAGGTGGGAGCAGAAAGGAAGGGGACGCAAGTGCCTGACGCCAAACAAATGTAATCGTCTTGCCGGGTACTGACAGTGGTGACGTTGTCACTGCCGACTAGTACGGGTTGTCCAAAGATTTCAGTACGGGTAGGAGACGAACTGCGGAAGGTGATGCGGTCTTCATCAATGGAAAGTATTTGAAAGGTACCGCGCACTTGCCCGGTGCGGGCGTTAATGATGTTGACGTAATTGGCGAGTTCGTCATTTTCGGTCGAGAGCTGGCTACCAATCGAGTCCACCACGACGTAATTGTTGCTGGCCCCAACACCAGACCCGACTACAGTAATGCGCCCTTGAGGAAGGACAAGGGGTTCCGGGTTTTTTACGTACCACACCCGAAGAGAAGAAGTGCCCGAAGGGGTCGGGGTGACCCGGATGTTCCGGCCCACTATGGCGTAATAGTACGGATTGGTAGAGGAGGTGGTAGTTTCGTATGGGGCCAAGTCCCGGTAAGAGACTCGTTTCAAGTCGTAATAAAAGAGGCTATTGTACATGAGGTCGATTTTGAGTACCCGGTCTTCGTACGCGTCTTCGGGCATTTCATAATCGACATCGCCTTCTATCAAAGAAATGTCGGCGTACGTGACGTATGGGTCGGGATAGCGCCTAGCGTAAACATCCACAGCATATTCTAGCGCCCTATTGAGAGCGGGCAAAATGTCTCGCTCGTCGTCGATAGTGTCCCTATTGAGTTCGTCAATGCGGGAACGTACCGAGTCGGCTAGTTCTTTTACTGTAAATAATTTACGGGCCATGTCAGTACCTTATGACATGTACTCTTCGTCTTCGGCTTCCATTTCTTCGGCACCTTCTTCTCCGAGCTGGCCCATGAGACCGCGCTTTTTCACTTCGGCCAAGAGGTCGTCATCGGAAAAGTCAGCTAGCATGTCAGCGGCAGGGCCTTCTTTGCCTGGCTCCATGCTTTCACCTTCGGCTTCGCCCATCATTTCGTCGCCCATGGGCTCGCCTTCTAGCCCCATGGAACCGTCCGAATTACTGTCGAGTTCTGCCATGTCGATTTCTTCACGGGGAGGCATCTTTAGTTTTTTTAGTTTCATAGTGTTACCTATTAATTGAGGGTATTAATAAACATCGTAGCAAGGTATCCCGCTACAGAAAGGACGATGATAGTGACTATCTTGCTGTGGCCCCGGAGCCACTCGATGGAGGCTTCAGCACGGGAAAGGCGGTCCAAGTGATTGTCCAGCTTTGCTTCGACGCGTTCGAACTTGTTGTCGAGGCTGTCAAATCTGCGGTCTAAGTGTTCTTGGAGTCGGCCTTCGTCCATGACATGAAGCCCCCTTTATGGTGGTATGTACTGACGGTATCATATCCAACCGGAACTTGTCAAGATTCTAAGAGTATGCGGGCAGCCAAAAGCCAATGGACTAGGTGGTAAGAGGGATGTCCTCGGACGTATGAAGGGGATTCGTAGTTGTTGAGAAGAAGAAGAGCGGCAGCTGTTCTGTTGCCGGCTACGGCTTGAGCGAGGGCATCTTTAAGGTAGGTCTTTGCCAGTAATTGTTCAGCAATTTCAGTACCGTACTGCGGTCCTCCGGCTTTTCTTTGAGCCAGTCGGGAAAGAAGCGTGAGGTGTGTTCCGTAATCAGAATCTGAAGGTCCGTATAGGATGGGGGAAAGACGCACGGGATAGTCAATGCGTCCTCCGGACGTGCGGTATAGGGACCGGGCAAGAAGAGAAATGCCGTTGGGACGGAGAAGTACCCGAGAAACATACCATTCGGGAGTGCCCATGACCCATCCCCGAACTGAACCGTATTGCCACAAGCGGTGCAAGGAACTAGTATCATTGGAATAAAGAAGACCAAGAATGATGCCTGTCATCATGTCATTGCTGGTAGTGGTCTTGCTTTCGTCGGGAGTGGCGCAGTCTCGATAAGGACGGCGAGTGGGACGGCCATTTTTTTGGAGGGCAGCAGACATGTCGACCCACGTGGCACCGGCAGCTCTCGCTACCCCCGCCCACAAGGCACCGTCGCAATCTTCGTCGGAGGGCCACCCGGCAGCGTGAGCGGCGGTAACCTCACGCAGCTCGGACAGTTTGTTGTCGTACTCGGTGCGGAGGTGGTCGTAAAGGAGTGGAGATAAAGGTTCAAGCCCGCATCCAAGAAGTAGTGTCAAAAGAAGAAAAAGAAAGTAAGGCATGGCTAACTCCTTGCGGTCGTTATTTGGGTACTCTTGGCGTGAAGAGGCCCCGGTACCAGTATGGCACCGAGGCCGGGGGGTTGTCTAGTGTCTGCTTTGGTCAGCTAGGCAATCCTAATTGCAAATCCGCCTATTGTTACTGTTAACGCCGGCTGGTCTTCAGAAACTGCTTTTCCGTAAATTGGAGTATCTGTGGTTGCTATATAATAGTACGTTGACGTGTATACTGGACCGCTGCTTGCACTGGCATTTTGAGCATTTACTGCTGCTTCTACTTCAATTAGTCCAGTATCGTTGCTTGCCCCGTTTGTTGCATATCCAAAGGTAATAGCATTAGCGGTGTTATTGCCCACCCAACTTCCTTTGACAACCACAAGCCAAACACCTGTAGTAAGTGTTGTAAGAGCATTGGAGTTTCCGTACCAACTGGCTGCATTAGTGCAAACTACGGCCCTGCTAGTAAAGGGCTTTCTTTCACCCACAAATCCCGAAGCTATGGAGGCCCCACTGGTGTCTCCCCGGATAGCAGCTCCGCCATCAAAGGTTTTCTTCCCAGCAAAGGTTTGGTCTACGGTAGTGACAGTACCGGCTTGGGTGGTGGTGGCGGGGATGGCCAGGTTGTTTGTTGGGGTAAAAGCGCTATTTGACATGTTAGTTTCCTTAGTAAAGTCTTGGTTTCGTTGGTGCCTTACCGACTTTCCTTACTTCAGTCGCCAGTAGGGCTTGTTTCTTGTTCAAACGACTGCTTCAGTCGGCTATAGTTCTGCTGAAACTTCAAAACCATTTCCTGCAGTAAACTGAGCGTATAGTCGTCCTGACGTGCCGGTGTTTGAAGTTACATTTAACACGGCACAATAAGGATTTGGGGTAGCTAAAGCTAAGGCAGTACATCCGTTTAATCCAGCCGAGCCTATGAGGGCAGAGCTGGTTGGAGCAATACGCATTGTCGCCGGATAAAAAATATTAGCCAATGGATAAGTTCCGGTTGCTACAACTGTATCGATAAATACATGTGTACCACTTGTTACAAATCTATAATAGTACCTTTGGCATAATGACAGTTCCATACCAATCGGACGTTGTTCGAAGGGGGTGGCAACCGGTCCGGCTTCGAGCTGAACCTGGGCAATGTCGAAGGTACCGGACTGTTGGCCGAGGGAATTGGTTCTGGAGTTGAAATTGGAACCTGCCTCAAACCAAAAATTTACCGCTAAATAATCATTATTGTTTGACCCAAGTACCTTGCCACTAATACTTGGAATAGTTACGTTGATTGTGAATTTTTTCCAAGCAGTGGTTAAAGAACAGGTCGTTACACTAATTCCAGTTATTGTCGACGAAGGGCTTCCGCCAGTGCCAAAGTACTGTAAAAACTCAACAGCAATATTTTTTGAGGCATCGGCTTTTGCCCAAAAACTAAATGTTACTTGTTGGCCAGATAAAGTCGAAACAAACTCGATTGGCTGGCTTTTAAGACACAAATTTCCCGGACCACCTACGCTGGAGACAACAGTTCTGCTAAAGTACTGGGGATTTCCAGGGACGTCTGTTTGTCCAACTGTAAAACTTTGTCTTGAGCTAGTTTTTGTTGAACCAACATGGCCATTAAACCATCGGTCATCACTGCCGTATCCATCCGTAGTTTGGCTTGTTCCCCGTTGCCAAATGTCGAAATTGCCATTTATTATCTTGTTCCTGAACATCATCGAAGACCCGATATTGTCTCCGTATGAACCTAAAAGTGAGCTATTAGCCACGGTAGTTTCTCCTTGTAGTGCCGTGTCTTTTTCCAGACAACGATAGTTGGCTATTTGCCATTGTATTTTTTCCTTTTCTTGGTAGTTTCTTGTGTTCTTGGAGAGTCCCGAGTCCCGAGGTCAGAATACCTCGAGACAGGGGGAGTTGTCCAGTATCTGCCTAAGTCAGCTAGAAATAAATCTATGTTAAAAGGTAGGTACAACTTGTGGCTTGAAATCCACAGCTAGTTGTCCCAGAAGCCCAGGTAGAACTTCTTTTAAATGTGATGTTGCCGTCGTTACCACATCCAAAATAAGTACCAGTTTCGCTAATATTATTATTAAGCAATACTGGAGTCCAATATGAATATCCGGTTGGACGCAAATTTATAGGTATAGCACCAATAGAGTTCCATGTGTCGGCAGTAGCGTTGGCCGTAACTACTGTTAATGGAAAAAACAAGGTTACGACTTTTCCCACACGCACATATTTTACAGTCACATTATTAGTACTTGTATTCATGCCATTATTAAAGTTGGCAACAAAGCTGCCTTCGTAATAGGCCGAGTTGGTTACACTGGTAATAGTTCCAAGATTTGCATCTCCTGTAGCATTGTTTCCAATGACAATACCGCTAGTAAAAGTTTTTGCTCCAGCTAACGACTGTGTTCCAGTAGATATGATACCGGCATTGCTGCCGTCTGCCACCGGCAATCGGGCTGCCGCCACCGTGCCTTCCGTAATTCTGTCACCGTTGATTGTCAGCGGGAAGGTTGCTCCCACTGCCGGTCCGTTTATGCTGTAGTTCACTTTAGCGGAAGAGTACCCGCCGATGCTTGGCAAGGTGATGCTAACATTGCCGTTACTGGCTATGGTAACTGCAAAGCCTGCCGGAGGAGTGTCTCCTGTCGTTTGATAAGAGATGTTCCAATCGTTGTCTAGACCATTCTTGGCAAATTGAGCCGACAAGTGGAAACGGTATTTGGTGCTGCCGTTGATGTA